AACAGAAGGCTCTCCACCAACCAGTGAACCACAATTCGATTTAGTTGAAAGTGATGTCTATATTGGAGGACATAATGGTGGAACTAATGGTACTTTTTGCGTCGTCGTCTTTGATTCCGATCCAGAAACAGATGGAATATATTTTTATCGTTACGGTGAGATTGTTGGATTCGTCGCAGCAGGAGGTACTGTTGGGTCGATAAGGGAAGGCACTCCATTAGAAACCGTTATACATGAGGGTTACAAATATGAAAGAGAAAGTACTACTTTTAAACATCAGCCTTGGGAAGAAGAAGCCTATGTAGCGTATTACGGGGTAAATATTTATGAGTATTCAGGATCAGGATCATTACCAACAGTAGAGGTAAAATCAGTTACGGGAGGATCTGGTTCGGGTTTAAAAGTAGCTGTTTCTTTTTATGATAACGGCGCAAAAGCATGGGAAATTCGAGACGCTGGTTCGGGCTACCTTTCGGGTGAACAAGTAACAATTCCCGGTGTTAGAGAAGTAACAGTTAGTACAACGATGGTTAATTTTATTACACCACCTTGGCCTGCTGGACAGAACTTAAATCCTTACGATGCCATTAGTGATTACGTTCGATATGACGCAGAACGATCTAGTCATTTAGAGGGACCAGAACATGAAATAACTTATGTAAATGAGTTAAAAAGCAGCGTAAGTTTACCTTATACACGTCTTTCTACAGTTGGAATTAGATTAAATAGCTCTAAAGAATTTACCAATTTTTCTCAAGTATCTTCTTACCTTAAGCGAGGTTTACAAATTAAGCGTTTAATTAGTGATACAGGCGGTGATGTTGTCGTTAATCAAGGTGAAGTGAATTCAGAAGGAAAAGGACCATCTAATATTTTCCCAGAAATAGCGTATGCGTTATTAACAGATGATTTGATTGGTGCGGGTAATTTAGTGGGTGCTAATGCAGTTGACCTAGAGGACATGACAACTGCCGCAAAGTTTTGCTATGCAAATAAGTTCTTTTGGGATGGTGCAATTGTCGATCAACAAAATTTGAGAAACTTTATTTTTGAAAATGGAAGTTACTGTTTCTTAGATTTCTCAATTAAAGGAGGGCGTTTTTCTTTAATACCTGCTGTTCCGTTCAACAGTAATTATGAAATAGATTTTGATGCTGAACCACCTATAAAGGCTCTATTTACTGATGGAAATATAAAAGATTTAAAAGTAACATTTCTTTCTCCAGAGGAGAGACAATTATTTCAAGCTAGGGTTGTTTATAGGCATGAAGTTGTTAACGGTTTTTCAGAAAGACGGGTTTTGTCCTGTCGCTTTATGGATGGAGATTTAAAAGACCCAAGAGAA